GCCCCACGTGCAGAGGTAGCCAATGGTTTCGGTGAGGTCTACGTGGTCGGTGTTGCGGGCCAGTTCGATGAAGTCCGGCCCTTCGATTTCGATGTTGATGTTACGCATGGTTTAGTTCTCCTTGGTTTGGTTGGTGACGTGCTCGTTCCACTTGTCTGCGGCCTCTGCCATACGGGCCAGTTCTTTGAAGGCCATTTGTCGGGCATCTTGGTTGATGCTGGGGCGGGTCAGTTCGAGGAGCATCGGCAGGATGCCGAGCCACGTGGGTGTTACGTCAATGGTTTTGGTGGTCATGCTTAGTTCTCCTTGGTTTGGTTAGTGGACACGGTGTCCACAATCGGTGCTTTCTCGGGCCTACCTGCGCAGAACTCGCAGGTAGGGTCTCCGCAACCAACTTCTGCCCACTCGCCGGTATCGGCGTTGTAGTAGGCGTCGTACTGCTCAGAGTATTTGATGTTCACGGTGTATCTCCTTGTGGTTATGGACGGCTGTCCATTACTTTAGAAGCCCCGCCTTGTACATCTTGCGGAGCATGCTGCTGTGGATAACTGAATAGCCTTTGTGGAAACCCCCCTCGCTCATCCATCGCAGTTCTTCTGCGGGGCTAAGGTCACTTACACCGGCGCTCATACAGCACCAATGCACGGCGGTTTCAAAGAACGTGGCAGAGTCGAACCAATTACCTTCGGGGTCTACGCATCCGTAGAAGTCCTCGCTCCCGTGGAATCGGTTGAACTTGCTCCATTGTTCTTTCTTCATGTGTGTCTCCTTGTGGTTATGGACGGCTGTCCATTACTTCTTCAGACGCAGCGGGACGATGTCGGTGTTACGCCCGATGAACCCAATCCATTCATCCGCTTCAGTCTCGCGGACTTTGGCAATCAGAATGCGCTTGGGTGGTTGACGGAGGTCTTGCTTGATGGGGCGCAGAGCCTCGCGCAGTTGCTTGTTGATGGGTTTCATTCGGACATCTCCTCGACGTAGACAACAACAGAAAAGACTTCAATGATGAAGCCGAGAATGATCAGGAAGGTTCCTGACAAATCTTGCCCATACGAGAAGTACAAGACGCCACAGAGCACTGCAGCACAACCCACGAGGGACATCAGCAAAAAGCCAATTTTAGTTTCAGTTTTCATAGCATCCTCAAAAGAAACAATAGGTAGAGTTATGGATAGCGATCCACAAGATGGACAACAAACAAAACCGCACAGAAGGTTCCCCCTCTGCGCGGCCACACGGAACGTGTCAAACAAACGACACGCCAACACCAGCAGCAAGTTTCGCAAACTTCTTACGGTCAGCGACACTCAACTTCGCCTTACCTGCCACAACACGCTGCAGAGCCTTGAACAAGTTTGTGGCTTCGCAAACATTAGCGGCCTGCTGCGCCCCAGTCGGCCATGCCTCGCTGCAGGTACGGCCAAACATCTTACGGCAACGGTCGGCAACCTTGTCCGTGGCGTAATCACCAGAACCAAAAACAAACACGGTCTTGCCCTTAGACGTGCCACGGTCAGCGACACGGATAGCAACTGTCGTGCCGTACTTCGCGGCCAGTGCCTCCGCGAGTTTGGGCTTGGCAAGGGTCTCGGGTAGTTTGGCGAGTTCCTCGCAGCGCTCGGCAAAAGTTGTGGACGCTTGTCCATAAGCCCAAGCGGCCTCGGCGGTTGCTGCGACGGTCTTGAGTTGTGCTGCGTTCAGAGTCTTAGTCATGATGGTAATTCCTTTCGGGCATAGCCCATAGAACAAACAAGCCAGCGGAGTTGCTGGCCATTCCATTATAGCATAGCGGGTACTTTTCGATCCCCACCGGAGGGGTATCCCCCTGTTTTGACGGCGGCCTGACGATGGCGCATAAACACTATTCCTCAGCCGCACAGCACATTTTGTCTAATCTCTGTAAACACAACCCCCCACCACTACTATAAAATTGACACACCCTTTGTCAAATATTACACACATGGCCGCCCGCGATAGAACCGCAAAGCGTGAAGAATGGAACCAATACAAAGCCTCCCTAGCCTGTTCTAAGTGCGGACAAAACCACCCCGCCACCCTAGACTTTCATCATCCGGACCCAAAACAAAAAGAAGGTTCAGTAAAGAAATTCAGCTCCAACGGCCAGTTCAAGCGCGCATACGAAGAAGCAAGCAAGTGCATCGTGCTCTGCGCTAACTGCCACCGCATCCACCACTATGAAGAAAAAAAATCCCCGAACAAGTCGGGGATTAAAGAGGATGCGGAGAGTGAGTGACCGACGCTTGCGCCGAACACCGGAATATAATATAACCAAATCTATCGCTTATCAAGCGCGCAGCACACAACATGAAACTATTTGACCATCTTCTGGAAGACCACGCCTATACTCCGCCAATAATTTCAGGCGATGTACCCTTTACGCCGGTTGAAAAAGCAGAGCCACACGAAATAATTGATGCGCAAGCGGCAACGGCGGCGTGGTTGAAAGAGATGGGATGCGTAGATGATGAAGAAGTTGTGTCCAAAGCCGAAGAGCAGGCCGTCCGCGATGCGTTCAGCAGCGTTTTATCTCTACCTCCTGCACAGCAGAAAGACAAACTACTCAATCTCAAGACACCGGCGGCAGTTCAAAAGCAAGTCGCCATGCTTACTGCGTACGATTGGCAGTTTGTGGAGCAGGCTAAAGAGATTCGCGGGTATGCAGTAACGCAATTGCTAGAAGAAACTCAACACCCCGACGCCAAAGTCCGATTGAAAGCGCTGGAATTGCTGGGCAAGGTGACAGAAGTCGCGTTGTTTACCGATCGCGTCGAGATTAAGAAAACAGAAATGAAAGATGAAGAACTTGACCAGCGTATTAAAGAGAAGTTGGCCAAGTATGGCGTCGGAGATGTGATTGATATCACGCCAAAAGAAGAGAAACCCGTCGAAGACGAGGGCATAGAATGAATTTCCTCAGCGCTGCTGAGCTTGCCGCTATACAAGCGGCCCTACCTTTGATGACCCCCGCTGAAAAAGCTGAGCTTCTTGAGGATTTGGAAGAGAAAGAGCGCAGATACAAACTCAATCAGTCCCAAACAAGCATGCTGGCGTTTGCCAGAGAGATATATCCGGGGTTTAAAGAAGGTCCGCACCATAGAAAGCTGGCAAAGATATTCAGCGATGTAATTGCGGGTAAGAAAAAGCGGGTAATTATTAACATTGCCCCCCGTATGGGTAAGTCAGAGTTCTCTTCGTATCTGTTTCCTGCATTCTTCTTGGGTAATTTCCCTGAGAAGAAGATTATTATGGGTACACACACGGCCAGTCTGTCTGAAGACTTTGGTCGGCGCATTAGAAACCTGATTGATAGCGACGAATACAAGCGCATATTCCCAACCACCGCGGTTGCTGCTGACCAAAAGGCTGCGGGTAAATGGAGTACGGCTAAAGGCGGTCAGTATTACGCAGTGGGTGTGGGCGGCGCGCTGGCTGGTCGTGGTGCTGACTTGTTTGTTATTGATGACCCGCACTCTGAACAAGATATAAAAGCGAATAGCAAGGCTACGTTTGAAAATGCGTGGTCATGGTTCCAGACAGGTCCGTTACAGCGTTTGATGCCGGGGGGCGCGATTGTAGTCATCATGACTAGGTGGTCGTTGCTTGACCTGACCGGCAAGCTTATTGACTTCCAAACCAAAAACCCCGACGCCGATCAGTGGGAGATCGTAGAACTACCAGCAATTCTCAATCAAGATACGGAGAAAGAGAAAAGTCTCTGGCCTGAACAGTGGACTTTGGAGGCACTCAAATCCAAGCGTGCAAACATGGACCCACGCTTCTGGAATGCGCAATATATGCAGCAGCCTACGGCTGACAGCGCGTCTTTTATTTCTAGAAAGAGTTGGCAAATTTGGCCTTCAGATGATCCGCCCCACTGCGAGTACGTTATTCAATCGTGGGATACCGCGCATGATACCAAGTCAACATCTGACTATAGTGCATGTACTACGTGGGGTGTTTGGTACAACGAGGAAGATGGAAACAGTCCAAACCTAATCCTGTTAGATGCGTTTAAAGATCGCATGGCGTTTCCCGAATTAAAAGAGGTGGCGCTAAAGCATTACAAGGAATGGAACCCTGATGCGTTTATTGTGGAAAAGAAAGCAGCAGGTGCTCCGCTGATTCAAGAACTTAGGCGCATGGGCCTTCCAGTCCAAGAATTTACACCGTCTAGAGGAAACGATAAGATTGCCCGCGTCAACGCGGTTTCTGATTTATTTGCTTCTGGTAAAGTGTGGGCGCCTGATACGCGTTGGGCTAGAGAAGTCATTGAAGAAATAGCTTCATTCCCTGTTGGTGAACATGATGACTTTGTAGATACGACCACGCAAGCGTTATTGCGGTATAGGCAAGGCGGATTTATTTCGTTGGACAGTGACGAAAAAGACAACGGAATTTTGTATAGAGCACGGCGACACGCCGCGTATTACTAAGGACTATAAATGGCTATCGACAAATCCCTTTATCAAACACCTAAGGGTCTGGAACAAGAAGCTGAAGATATGGGCGCCGAGCCTATTGAGATTGAAATTGTTGACCCGGAAGCAGTAGATATTTCGGCAGATG